ATGTTTAGTTTTAGCGATGTGAAAATGATGTATGATTGGGGCTGTTTTACTGACGATCAAGTTCGACTATTCGTTCCACTATGCATTACAGACGAAGAAGCAGATAAAATCATTAATAAAGATAAGAGCGCATCTTAAGTGATGCGTTTTTATTTAAGGTAAAGGAGTTGTCACATGATTAATTTAGGAGAATGGGGAACAATCGCAGGATCAATTACTGCGATTGTTTCTTTGATTTTATTAGTAATAAAACCAATTACTGCATCTTTCTCGAAGATTACTGAGACTCTTTCAAAAGTAAGCCACAATTTAGATTTGCTGACTAAAGATTTAGAAGCCAGCAAAAATGATCGACTTACGATACACGAAGAACTGAAAAGTCACGATGAAAGATTAGATAAGCATGCAGAAAAATTAGTGGAACACACGCAACAAATCAAAACTTTGTTTGGGGAGAAAAGAAAATGAATAATAAAACGTTCGAAGTACTAAAATGGTTCGCACTGGTAATTATTCCCGCACTAGCTACTTTCGTGGGGTTAGTTGGTAAAGCGCTCAATTGGCAGTACACAGATATCTGTGTTGTCATCATTACTGGTTTTGGCACGTTTTTAGGGAGTGTGTTGGGTGTATCAAATCGAACCTACAAAATGTTCTCGGCTGAAAGCGAAGAAGGAGGAAACAAATGAAAAAGAAAATTACTATTACTGCGATGAGCCTGTTAACGGCTCTTTTTTTATTGCCGATTAATGGGTTTGCCTATACGATTAACAATGAATTTAATTTGGGCCCAAACGAAGGTAGCTCACAAGTAGCAAATAATCAGTACATTTTACTGCATGAAACGGCTAATGAAACAGCAACAGGACGCAATGAAGCGCAGTATATGCAACGTTCATGGACTAGCGCTTATACTGCTTATATTGTGGGAGACGGCGGAATTGTTTATCAAGTCGGTCAACCTGGTTATGTACAGTACGGTGCTGGTTCGTATGCTAATGCCAACAGTCCTGTGCAGATTGAGTTACAACACACACATGATAAAGCAACGTTTGAGAAAAACTACAAGGCATACGTTGAATTGGCTAGAGATTCAGCAATGAAATATGGTATTCCATTAACGTTGGACACTCCTTATAACCAACCGGGAATCAAATCGCATTTATGGGTAACACAAAACATCTGGGGCGATCATACGGATCCTTATGGTTATCTTTCTGAAATGGGCGTAAGTAAAGAAAAATTAGCATATGATTTAGCTCATGGATTTACCGATGAAAATCCGACAACTTCAGATGATAAACTAGTCATTGATCCAACTAGAGCAGGTGCAGCAAATCCTACGCTGACAGATGGAACAAATTACGCCCACATTGATCAGTTTGGGGAAATCGAAAACGCAAACTTGCATGTGGCTGGATGGCACATTGCTAACTATAAATACGAGTATATTTTCATTATGGACTACAATACTGGGAAAGAATTAGCTCGAGTAAGAGCTGATGGAATTTATAGACCAGATGTAAACCAAGCTTATAATACTTCTGGAAATGTTGGTTATCATGTATCTTTCAATATGCGTAATTTTCCTAATAAGAAAGTCTATGTAATGATGCGGGCAACGAATGATCCAGAAGGGAACACTAAAGGCGGAGCACAAGATTTTCATGATAAACGCTGGTATTTAAATATTCCGCAACGATAAAAAATGGCCCCTCGTTGAGGGGCAGTACATATAATTAGGCTACATCTGCAATTTTAGTTATTGTTATAAAGACGGCTAAGATGTAAAATTAACATATATTTATAACAAATGATCGGAGAAGCGGCTGTTGGAAGAATTACATTTATTTTTTGATGATTCAGGCGTCTTGCATAGGAATGCACCTAATAGATTTTTTGTCTACGCTGGATACGCATTCATTGGCAAGGATAATAAAGAAATTGCAAAAAGAAAATATAAAAAAGTGGTTCAACGAATCCAAACCAAACGAGGTAACAGAGAAGAATTAAAAGCTTGTTATTTAGATAAAAGTGAAAAATACGAATTATACAGGGTTTTAAAAAACGAACATAGTATGGGATTAACAGTTGATATCAAAAGGGTACAGTCAAATATTTTAGATCATAAAAAATCAATACACAGATATAAAGATTATGTATTAAAAAGACTGGTCAAAGAAAAAATTAAGTTGCTGATAAATAGAGGATTATTGAATCCAGAGGACGACTTAAAGCTATGTATCTGTGTGGATGAGCAAGCCACTGCAAGTAATGGCTATTATAATTTTGAGGAATCAGTATATGAAGAACTAAAAAATGGTGTTCATAATTTTAATTATGGTGTATTTTATGAACCTATTTGGAAAGGTAAGTTAGAAATAAATGTGTCTTATTGCGATTCTAAACATAATTATTTGATACAAGCTAGTGATATATTGGCAAACAGATTATGGACATCGTTCAAGATTGATAACAGAGAAATGAGAAATATACCGGAACATTCTTGTATGAGGTTGCCTTAAAAAATAAGCTAAATTTTTTTAAGCATAACTATTGCATTTAGCAGATAGTTACTTTATGATTAACTTACAGGCGAATTAATTTCGCACTGCCGACACAAGGAATACGATAATAATTATTAAGCGTAATGTAAGTACGCCGTCCCTTGTGGGCCACCTCCAAAAGGTGGTTTTTTTATTTAATTTTAATCAGTATTGTATTTGTATTTTCGTTCTGCAATTAACTCTTCTAAATGCTTAAATATAGTTCTTTATATTAAATCGTGTTAGCCTTGTGTTACCATTACATTCGTGTTATACTAAACAAGTAATCTAATTTGAAACGTAATCTGAGCGATATATTCACACTATAAAAACTCCTTTTACAAAGTAATATTAATTGCAACAAAACACGTATTATATACGTATCAGGAGGAAATATATATGAATAACGGTACAGTAAAATGGTTTAACTCAGACAAAGGTTTTGGATTTATCACTGGAGAAGATGGAAATGACGTATTTGCACATTTCTCAGCGATCCAGGGAGAAGGCTTCAAGTCTTTAGATGAAGGCCAAGCAGTTACTTATGATATTGAAGAAGGTCAACGTGGCCCTCAAGCAGTAAATATTGTAAAATAATGTTGAACTTTAAACACCTCATTTGAGGTGTTTTTTTATTTTAAGCTAGATACCGTAATTATTGCTAGCAATTTAGAGTAGTTCGTTACTAATTAAGGAGCAAATAAAATTATTATAATATAAAAAATTAAGCAAATAATAGACTAAAAAATAACTATGTGAGATAATAAACATAGAAAAAAGCTTCAGATACTCCCTCACCCTAGAGTCTTTCCCCAAAAAGATAAGTATCTGAAGCTTTTTTCTTTTTATGACTTGGAAATAATAGCATAAAATAATATATTTTACAAAGAATAAGTACAATCTAGTTTTTTGCTATTAAATGTGTAATAATTAATGTGCCATCACAACAAAGAATGAAAACCATTATTATCTAGTCTATGTCCATTCTTTTTGTTTGCAGTAGTTGTGATGGCTTCTCGTACCTTTAGCTCAATTGGTTAGAGCAGACGGCTCATAACCGTCCGGTCGTAGGTTGAGTCCTACAGGGTACATATAGTAATTAAGTTAGTTCTGTGTTAAAATTATTTAGAAGAGTATTTATGTAAATAAAAGCTTTCTTCAGCCACCTTCGGGTGGTTATTTTTTTATACACAATCTTATGTCTATTTCCTTCATAAGTTATGATGACATCTGTTCAGAGCTACTCGAAAGAATAGTTTTTTAGTATTGATTTTTTATAGGATGAGATTATAATAATAGTCGTAATAGCTGATGAATCAATTTCCCAATCTTTTTACGCATTTAAACAGCGAAGCGTCTTCGGACGCTTCTTTTTTGTACTACAATCAATATTTATATTTGGATTACCTCCAGATAGTTTCTTTGTATAAAAAAACGACTCATAATGAGTCGTTTAATAGATCAGAGTAATAAGTCATTGATTTCTTTAAATTCTTTATCAAGTTCTTTTTCATCATATTTTTCATATTTATCAGCTTCATGAAGAACTTTTTTAATTTCATGAATAGCCTTTCGTTCAACTAACCATTTTTTTAGGTTATGTTTTTTTTCTGGATTTTCAGATAACGTATCAAGTTCGTCTAACTCTTTATCCAGTTTATTGACAACAGAAACAATTTTGTTTACAACTTTTTCTTCTTTGTTTTCTAAATTTGACATTTATCTTCACGTCCTTTTTATTTGATAATTTAAGTATAGAACTTTGATATAGTTTATACAAATAAAAACGCTTCTTTGTGTATTCTGTGCTTTTCTTTTGGAATGAGGAAAACTTTGGAGTAATATGAACGTGGACAGAAAAATATTTAGGAGGAATAAACT